CGACTGACCTTTCTTTTTTACCCAACAATATCTTTAATTAAGGGAAACGGGGGAGTCATAAGAAGAGACCAGTTTGTGGAATTTATAGTAGCTGTCAAGCAGGCCGTTTTTATAGAAGGCAGTGCTCTTTTATATCTGTTCCTTCTGCAGGAAGGGCAGAGGTATTCCAGGCTGGCACTGATGCTGACGGCTGTCTTCTATATCGGAACCGCGTATAGTGTGCGTGAATGCTGGAAATGGCATCTGCAGCGGAAAAAAACAGTCGATGGAAACAAGCGCGTTCTGCTGATTGTGACAAATGAGGACATAGCTGGACGGACGGTCAAAACGATCAAGGAAAACAATTATGCACAATACATGATTGCGGGGGTCTGCCTGATCGGAGGTCACGAATCGCATGTAGGAGAGAAAATCGAAGAAATCCCTGTGATAGTGGAGGAGGAAGAACTTCCCCATTATGTCTGCCAGGGATGGATTGATGAGGTTATTGTTGTAACCTCAGAGATGGTGCCATATCCGGATAAGCTGCTGAACCAGCTGACAGAAACCGGCGTAACGGTGCATCTGAACCTGGCAAAAGTGACAAGTGTGCCGGGAAAGAGACAGTTTGTGGAGAAAATAGGACCGTATACCGTGCTGACAACGAGCATCAATTATGCGTCGTCTTTCCAGCTTTTTCTCAAACGGATGATGGATGTCATAGGCGGACTGATCGGCTGTGCATTGACGGCGGTACTCTTTTTATTTCTTGCACCTGCGATTTATCTGTCATCACCGGGACCGATCTTTTTTACCCAGGAAAGAGTCGGAAAAAACGGAAAACGGTTCAAAATGTACAAATTCAGAAGTATGTACATGGACGCCGAAACACGCCGTGATGAGCTGATGAAAGAAAATAAGCTGGGCGATGGAAAGATGTTCAAGCTTGATTTTGACCCGCGCGTGATCGGAAATCAAATCATGCCGGATGGAAGCCATAAGACCGGAATCGGTGAATTTATCCGCCGGACAAGTCTGGATGAATTTCCTCAGTTTTTCAATGTGCTGAAAGGAGATATGTCGCTTGTAGGCACCCGCCCGCCGCTGATTTCAGAGACCAACCTCTATGAATTGCACCATAAAGCCAGACTGGCGATCAAGCCGGGTATTACCGGTATGTGGCAGGTCAGCGGACGAAGTGAAATCACGGACTTCGAAGAAGTTGTCCGCCTCGACCGGGAGTATATCACTAATTGGAATATCGGAATGGATATAAAGATTCTGATGAAGACGGTGATGGTGGTTTTGAGGAGAGATGGGGCGGTGTAAGGGGGACAAGTTATCCATCAGTGGAATGCTTCGATTGAGAGCAGAGAAAAGCCTGATTTCATGCGGGTTTGCGCGGCTTGACCTTTTCACCTCAACTTGTTTCTGCTTGTCATGGTGCGTTAGGGCCAGCGTGTTTTCAGGGGTTAATGGCTTCTGGTTGCGCTCTGTACTTAACCCACCACAGCGAAAGCTGATAGAGCAGAAAACAGAATAAGGAGGTACGAGGACAAGCCTGCGTATAGATTGTTGTTGCAATCTGTATACAGGCTTGTTGTTGTGCCGTGAAGTAAGTTGAGGGGTAAAAGAATACGATTGGCAAGAAATACCATCCTTCGGGATGTGTACATAGATAAAAACACCTTTTGAGGGAATTGGGTCCAAGGAAGACCGGAGGAGTAAATATTATGAAGAATTTCAAAATCGCTGTTGCTGGCACTGGGGATGGAGATATAATAGGGTCAACCAAGAAAAACCACGATAAATAAAGGATTTCGACGGCTCGACTCGTTCGACAAAAGTGTTTATTTGCTGACAGGCTGCGGAGAAGCTGAAATCCAGAGGTTATAGGTGGGAGGTTTTGGTGCAGCTCTGTTTTGACCCACAAAATGAGCAGCAAGTAAAAAATTAAGGAGAACGAATCGAGCCTACGGTGGATTGCCATTGAGCAATCCGCCGTGGGCTTGTTTGCTGTTTTATCAAATAAAAAATTGGTGAGGGAGAACAGAACTATGAGAAATTATAAAATCACTGTGGTCGGCACGGGATACGTAGGGCTTTCGCTGGGAGTGCTTCTGAGCCAGTATCATCAGGTGGTTGCAGTCGATATTGTGCAGGCTAAGGTCGATATGATCAACAACAAGAAATCTCCGATTCAGGATGATTATATTGAAAAATACTTGGCAGAAAAGGACTTGAATTTAACCGCAACTCTGGATGCAAAGGAAGCATACTCCGATGCAGATTTTGTTGTAATAGCCGCCCCCACAAATTACGATAGCCACACCCAGCACTTTGATACGTCTGCGGTTGAAGCTGTAATCAAGCTGGTCATGGAATATAACCCTAATGCCATTATGGTTATCAAGTCTACAATTCCTGTGGGCTATACGGCAAGTGCAAGAGAAAAGTTCAACAGCAAGAATATCATTTTCAGCCCGGAGTTCCTGCGTGAATCTAAAGCCCTTTACGATAACCTGTATCCTTCTCGTATCATTGTGGGTACTGACCCGAACGATGAACGTCTGGTGAAAGCCGCACATGAGTTTGCTGGTCTGCTCCAGGAAGGTGCAATCAAGGAGAATATTGACACGCTGTTCATGGGCTTCACTGAGGCCGAGGCGGTCAAGCTGTTCGCTAACACCTATTTGGCTCTGCGCGTGGCTTACTTCAATGAGCTGGACACCTACGCAGAAAGCAAGGGGCTGAACACCCAGCAGATCATTGATGGTGTCTGCCTTGATCCGCGTATCGGTAGTCACTACAACAATCCAAGCTTTGGCTATGGTGGATATTGCCTGCCGAAAGACACCAAGCAGCTTTTGGTTAGCACAGGGTGTGTGCTAATCAATAAAAACGAACCCCGGAAATTCAATGTTTCCGGGGTTTTATTGTGCGTATTTTTACAGTGAGTGTTCGTAAGTTTGAGTAAAAATTTGATAGTAATATACTGGCAATATACTTATAATATACACGCAAGATACAAACGATTTTGCATAATATACGCATAATATACTTGGCTTTTGGCACTGTTTTAGAATATTTATACAGTAAAAGGGAGGCATGACCTCCCTTAAATTTTGTTGACTTCATCAATAAGCTGTTGTGTGGTTTTATGTGTGTACACTCCCTTTGTGACATTGTTTTTCATGCTGTGACCCATTATGAGTTTGATGCAAACCTCATTCGCTCCGGCATCATCCATGAGAGATGCGAACGTGTGCCGGCCATCATGGGGAAGATGTTTCATGTTGAGCTTATTCATAACTGTATTGAAATTCGCACTAACATAGGAACCGTATGTGTAGTGATTGCCATATTTGTTGTTTACCAGAAATCTACGGTTGGCATCGTACCGGTTCTTTACGAGAGGCAGGATTTTGTCTGCAATAGGAATAACTCTGTCTGTTCCGGCTTCTGTTTTCATTCCTCCGATCATATATTGTTCGTCCAGATGCACATTATCCGTGGTTATCTCCAAAAGTTCCGTAGGTCTTAGGCCGGTGTAGATCGTAATGAGAATGAGGTCCACATTGTTTATCACATACAGTTTAGACCAAAGGGTTGCAATTTCTTCATTGGTATATCTGCTATGGATTTGTTCTGTCGGATCAACCCATGAGTATACAAAGAACTGAGACAAATCTTTTTCTATATAGTTGTTCATCAGGGCATACTTGTATAGATTGTTAAGGATCGTGCGGATATTAGAGACAGTAGAGTTTGATTTACAGGTCCATTTATTGATACACTCCTGGACCTCATCAGTTCGTAGGGCATTAAATTTCTTGTGGTGCAAATCTGATAAGTGGTTGAAAGCAATCTCATAGTTCCGCCAGGTGTTTGATGAAATCTTATCAGGCAGAGCCTTTCGATAATTTTTCCACTTTCCATACATCTCTGCAAAAGTAGGTGTCTCGGCGTATTTAATATGTTCCGCAACCACATCGGCATTATTCAATTCCGACAGAAAAGCATAGGCGTGTTCCTGTTTGGCGAAGTATTCAAGGTATTTGAATGTTTGCCGGTAAGCTATGGAATACTCATAGCCCTCTTCTTGCATCAGAGTCTCAGCGAACTCACAGATGGCATCTGAGGAAATAGCAGCCCACATCTGAGCTTTTCTTTTCCATTTGAAGTTATACCGGTTGAGTTCCCGGCGGATATTAGACGGCGGATCTTTCGGAGCATCAATCTCTACAAATTCCGCAATTTCAGAAGTTCTGACAGCATAAGGTTTACGCCTCTTGCCTTTTAGTTTGATTACACTACCGTAACCGTTTGGCAGACGCATAATATCATCCCCCCCTTTTCTTAAAAATGGGCGCAAAATGCCCGGTATATTGTTTTTCTACCGGGAAGATGATATAATGCAAGTTGTCCAGACGAGCGCATATCGGAGCTTTCCGGTGTGTGTTCATAGATACCGTCTCTGTTAGCAGCAGAGGCGGTTTTCTATTTTAGTATTTCTGTCGATTTTCAACGACTCTACCAATGATTCTCACTGGTTTGTTTTCAATCTCTTCATTTGAATAGAAGAGTGGTTCGTATGCCTGATTAAAAGGGATTAGCCTGATGCCACTCGGATATTTTGCCAATTTCTTACAGGTAGCACTGTCTCCATTTACCAATACAATGACGAGATCTCCACTTTCTGCATAATTCTGTTTGCGGACGATTACTACATCCCCATTACATATGCGTGGTTCCATAGAATCCCCTTTGATTTTCAATGCAAAAAAATCTCCTGTATGAGCCAATTCCTCAGAAATTTCTTCATAGTCTATAATATCCTCAATAGCTTCAATGGGTATTCCGGCAGCCACATTACCGAGAACCGGTATACGGATTGCTTTCTTAGCCATTTTCACTTTTTCGGGAGAAACCGATACTTTCATATTATCGTCTAACTGAGAAAACAACTCATCAAAACTCATAAACATTCCGTTTGCCGCTTTCTTTATAGAGGTCATAGACGGAACAGGCGGTTCTCCTGTTTTTGGATTGAGATTATTTTCAAGCTGAGATATGTAACCTTTACTCAAACCACTAGCTTTCGCAAAACTATCCATGCTCATGCTATTTTCTTCTCTATATGCCCTTATTATCTGCCCTAATGTCATACGAAAACCTCCTTTCGATGTTTAGTCCATTATACAATGCACTGTACAAAAAGTCAATTTTTTTGTAAAATGTGCTTGACAATAAATGTTTAGTCGGCTATACTCAAATTGTTCAGTCGAGCAAACATCGGACAAAGAAAGGAGGCACAGTAATGGCGTATCGAATCAGAGAACTTAGAGAAAAGAAGAAACTTACCCAGGAACAGTTAGCTCAAATGTCTGGCGTAAGCAGAACAACCATAGTTCTGCTTGAAAACAACGAAGAGCATGAGGCTATGGTCGGTACTCTGAAATCGTTGGCGGCGGCTTTGAATGTCCCTGTCAGCAAACTTTTTACCCAAAAAGTTTAGTCGAGCAAACACGAAAAGGATAATCCACAACGAACTAAGGCACAGTAAAACGAACAGATTGAGGTAAGAAGCAATGAACAATGAGAGAGTAACACCAAAAAATGCAGCGAAAGAGTTGCAAATGGATGTGATTACGCTCCGTGAACTTATGAAAAGGGAGAAATTGCCTATTGGATATGCCATAAAGCGAGAGGGTAAATCCAAGTGGGGATTTTACATATATCGCCACCTTTTGGATCAGGAGAAAGAACGACTTGGTATAGGTTAAGCATCCGCAAGGATTGTTTAATAGATATTTTTTGAGGAAAGGAGACGCACCATGAGAAAAGGTACAGTTAAATGGTTCAACGCTGCAAAGGGCTATGGTTTCATTACAGGCGAAGATGGAGTTGACGTGTTCTGCCATTTCAGCGCATTGCAGATGGACGGTTACAAGACTCTCGTAGAGGGACAGCACGTAGAATTTGATGTTGTTGACGGAACCAAGGGACCGCAGGCATCCAACGTAACAGTAATTCAGTAGCGGTTTAGGGGTAAGGCATTGCCGAACCCCATAAACAGAGAAAGGAAAATCCACCATGAAGATTTCAAAAATCACGATTAAGAGTCTTTTCGGAATCAAGGAATGGAGCGGAGACGGTAAGAATATTGAACTTGTCGGAGATAACGGAACTGGTAAAACATCCGTTATTGATGCAATCAGATATGCCCTTACCAACGCATCAGACCGTGAGTACATTATCAAAAACGGAGAGACAGAGGGAGAGATTTTCATTGAGACAGATAGTGGTCTCTCCATAGACAGAAAACCGAGACAGGGAATGACGGATTATAAGTCTGTAAAACAGAACGGCAATGTTGTTCCCAGCCCTGAAACGTTCCTGAAAACCATATTCACTCCGTTGCAGCTTTCTCCTATGGAGTTCATCTCTATGGATAAGAAAACCCAAAATGCAACGATTCTGGATATGATTCAGTACGATTGGAACCTTGACACGATCAAAGAATGGTTCGGAGAACTGCCGCCGGATGTGAATTATGAACAGAACATTTTAGCGGTTCTGAATGACATTCAGGCAGAAAACGGTTACTACTTCATGCACAGACAGGATGTAAACCGAGACATTCGTGCCAAGAAAGCTGTTATTGCCGATATTGGAAGTTCTCTTCCTATCGACTATGACGGAGAGAGATGGGAGAAAGAAAACCTCTCAGAACTCTATACGGAGATTGAGAAGATCCGTAAAAACAATGAAACCATCGAAAAGGCAAAACGTCTCAGAGACAGCCACGATGGAAAAATCAGAAGTTTTCAGGCAGACAAGGAAGTGAAACTGGCCGCACTCGACAGAGAGATGGCTGCACAGGAGAAAAACATTGAGAGTGAACTGGCGAAGTTGAAAGAACAGATTAAAAATCTGGAAGAGAAGAAATCCGGTCTCTCAGGTGCAAAGGCTGACAAGGAAAAAGTTATCAGTGCTGAGTATGAAGCTGCCGTTTCCAAGTATGAGGCCGAGGAACAGTCCTACGCAGAATACGCAGATATGGAAACCACACCTATTGATGATCTCATGGCAAAGGCCAACGAGACGGAGAAGATGAAAGGCCATATCAACGAATGGCGCAGAATGTTGTCCATCCAGGAGGAAGTAGCCACCTTGCAGAAAGAGTCTAATTCTCTGACAGAAAAGATTGAACTTGCAAGAACTCTTCCTGGAACCATTCTGGAAACGGCAGAGATCCCGATTGAGGGATTATCTGTAAAGGACGGAATACCTCTTATCAATGGGCTTCCGGTAAGCAATCTTTCCGAGGGAGAAAAACTGGATCTCTGTATTGATGTGGCAATTCAGAATCCGTCCGGCTTACAGATCATCCTCATTGATGGTACTGAGAAACTGTCTGAGGAAAACCGCACACGTCTCTATGAGAAGTGTAAGAAGAAAGGGTTGCAGTTTATCGCAACCAGAACCACAAGTAACAATGAATTAACAGTGATTGAACTGTAGGAGGAAACACTATGGCAGGCAAAAACAATGGTCTTGACGCAATTATGGCGATGATGGCTCTCAAAACTCTTATGAACGACACAAAGGATTTGGCAATTCATCCGTTCACTATCGAAGTGACTGTTACTCCGGGATCTATCGGATGCAGTGCATCTGGAAACAGAAAGTTTCTTGAAGATTTGGACGGCGGTATTGAATGGTTGGATGAAACTAATGATCGTGTCAAGGACATCATGGCTGAGCAGACTACAAAGTTGGCTGAGCTTATGAAAAAGAAGTTTGGTTTTGAGACTGTTGCAGCTGATTCCAACTCCGAAGATGGTTTCGCAAAATTTATGGAAACTCTCTTCGGGGGGGGGGCAGAACGATAGCGAATAAAACAAATAATCTGCCTGCCGTAGTGTTCTATTGGTAGGCAGATTCATAAAAAAACAGGAGGTAATTTATGGCAACGAAAGACACAAATTATTTGGTAGCAGTCCACAAAGGACTTGACGAAAGCCTTGAAAAACAGGTTGCAGCTTTGCCTGAGAAATTTAACAAACAGAGATTTTTACAAAACTGCATGACGGTTCTGCAGGACGGACAGGCTGATTTTTCAAAATGTGAAGCACCGACCGTTGTGCGAACACTCTTAAAAGGAGCGTTCCTTGGTCTCGATTTCTTTAACGGAGAGTGTTACGCAATTCCTTACGGAAATCAGTGTCAGTTTCAGACTGATTACAAGGGAGAGATCAAGCTGTGCAAGAGATATTCGAGCAATCCTATTCAGGACATTTACGCAAAGGTAGTCCGTGAGGGAGATGAGTTTGAGGAAGTAATTGAAAACGGTAAGCAGTATGTCAATTTCAGACCTAAGACTTTTTCAAACGGAGAGATTATCGGTGCATTTGCGGTAGTCCTCTACAAAGACGGTTCCATGATGTACGACACCATGAGCAAAGAGGACATTGAACATACCAGACAGACATTCTCAAAGGCAGCAAACAGTAAGGCTTGGAAAGAAAGTTACGGAGAGATGTGCAAGAAAACAGTTCTCCGCCGACTGTGTAAGTTGATTGACCTCAACTTTGATACCGCAGAACAGTGTCAGGCATTTGAAGATGGTTCGGCGTTTGATGTTAAGGAAAAACCGAAAGAGAAGTATCAGGCACAGGACATTTACCAGTCTCACGATCAGAGTTTTCATAACGCAGATGAGAGTTCTGATGGTGTGATTGACGGAACATTCAAGGAAGTAGATGAGTAATCTTCTTAAACTTACCCCGGAGAACTATTACACCAAAGAAGCCAATATGCAGTATGTGTCCGTTTCTCAGTACAAAGAGTTCAACGGAACGACTGGAAAAATGGGTTGTGAAGCATATGCTATGGCGAAGCTCCGGGGAGAAGTCGAGGAAGTAACCACAACTGCGTTAATGGTAGGCTCCTATGTGGATGCCTACTTTGAGGGTACACTTCCTACATTTTCCGCACAGCACCCGGAAATCTTCTCATCCAGAGGTAAAACCGCCGGAGAGTTGAAATCCGAATACAAACAGGCCTCAATTATGATTGACCGTGCCGTGAAAGACCCAGTTTTTATGCAGTACATGGCCGGAGATAAGCAGGTTATTATGACCGGAGAAATTGAGGGGGTTCCTGTCAAAATCAAAATTGACAGTGCGGACGGCAGACGAATCACTGACCTCAAAACAGTAAAGAGCATCACGGAAACCTTTTATGCAAAGGACCTGGGGCAGAGACTTAATTTCTGTGAATGGTGGGGATATGATTTGCAAGCTGCCGTGTACAGAGAAATTTACAGACAGAATACTGGAGATCTCTTACCGTTTTACATCTGTGCTGTCAGTAAGGATAAGACAGACAATATTCCACATCCGAGAATTAAGGTAATCGAAGTGCCACCGTTGATGATGGATGAAAAACTGGCAGAGGTCAAAAGCAATATCGTAAAAATTCAGCGCATCAAAGACGGAGACATTGAACCACTTAGATGTGAGGTCTGCGATTACTGTGCCGACACTGAGGTTTTGGATGGACCTATATCAATGGATATGCTTATGGGAGAGATTTAATGAGAGATTCAATTATTGTGGATATGAAATATGCGGATCTTGATATTATCAACGGTCAGTATGGGGTTGAGAGGCATCACTGCCTCGGAGGTCCCAACCGAAAAAAAGCAGATGAAGATGGCTTATGGGTTCCACTCACACCAGAACATCACAGAACGGGGAAGATAAGCGCACACCAGAGCACAGAAGTACAAAAACTGTTGCAGATAATAGCACAGCTCTCCTACGAACTCAATGAGGTATCACAAGGACTTACCGTGGATGAAGCACGGAAAAAGTTCTTTGATAGATACAGAAAATTCTACATTTAGGAAAGGAAGTGATAAAAGTGGCAGAGAAACTTACATTGGCATCTATGTGTGCCGGAGGCGTTCAGGAAAGAATCGACAGAGCGTTGGCAAAGATTTCTGACAACATTCTCGATTTGAATACGGATGCCAAGAAGAAAAGAACTCTCGACATTAAGATTGTTCTCACTCCATCAGAGGATGATAGAGAAGATGTTGCTGTTGAGGTTCAGACTTCCGTTAAGTTGGCTCCTGAGATGGGACTGAAAACTCAGTTATTCATCAACAAGGACTTCCGTAGCGGCGTAACAACCCTTACAGAACACGCAAAGGGCGCAATCAAAGGTCAGCTTACTCTTGATGAGTGCGGTATGTGCATGGACCCGGAAAAGGATTCCACACCGACAGCAGAGGAACTTGGTTGCGATCCTGAGACTGGAGAGGTACTGGAAGAAAAATCAGAACCTCCGAAAGAGGGAAAGAAAGTAATCAGCATGAGAGACGCAGTAAATAGTTAGGAGGATATTATGTTTTTCAAGGAAGCATACGAAGCTCTCAAACAGGGAGCTATCGTTAAACTGCCGGAATGGGCTGGATATTGGAGATGGGAGGATAATTCCATCAAAATGCACTGCAAGGACGGAAAAGTATTAGATATTCGTGAGACAGACAACGTTGACTACACGCTCACTTTCATCCTCAGAGATGATTGGGAGATTGCAGCCGGTCCCGATGTAAAAGACTTGAATATCCAGACATTCACATTCGGAGAAGCAGTACGCAGATTAAAAGCAGGGCAAAAAGTAACCCGTAAGGGATGGAATGGAAAAGGAATGTTTGTTGTTTACCAGAAAGGTTATCCGCAGGGTATTCCGTGTAATAAACAGACAGCCGAAGCGTGGGGACTCAATGAGGGAGATTTGTTTGTATGCAATCCGTATTTACAGATCCGTTGCGTTGACGGCTCACATTCCATGTGGGTTCCGAGTATCAATGATTGCCTTGCCGAAGATTGGTGTAGCGCACAGTAACAGGAGGAAAATATGTTAAAAGCAGCTATTGAGAAAATTCTTTCTCTCGATGCTCCTCATATTGAGGAAATTGAGGGAAGAACCTATGTAGACAAAGATATGACACAGATCGGCAAGGAACTCAGAGCGACCAGTATCACAATGAACAATCTGAGTAGCCTTGTGGATTTCATCAAAAAGAGTAAGGCTGATTTCAAGACCGGTCATTACATCGCCCAGGTGGTTTCTCCTACTGAGGTTCGTCTGTTCTCCAGTTTGGATGCAGACCGTCAGAGAGAAACACTGGCAGTTGTCAAAGCAGAGATCCCGGAGTTTTCATTCGGTCAGTTCATCGGAAACGAAGAGTTTGTTATCGGTGTGCAGTCCAAGTTCTTAAACGAGGATGCTGAGGCAAATGATAAGCCGATCATCTTACAGTTTGCCGGAAATGTTAAGGCCGGCACTGTTGCAGAATACGGAGACACCGGAGTAGGACAGAAAGCGGCAATCAAGAAAGGCGTTGCCTCTCTGCAGGAAGTTGAAGTTCCGAGTCCTTGCCGTCTGATGCCGTACAGAACCTTTACAGAGGTTGCACAGCCTATGAGTAACTTCATTTTCAGAGTAAAGGACAATGATCGCCTTGGTGTTACCTGTGCCTTATTTGAGGCAGATGGAGGCGCATGGAAGAATGAGGCGAAAGCCAACATCAAAGCGTATCTCGAAAAAGAACTTGCAGATGTATCAAACATCTTTGTGATTTCTTAAATAATCGTAACCCGTAAATATGTATCTGCAATTATCTCCTAAGATTGGTCTCTGAGGAAAATATGTCACGAAAGCCGCAGAATACACAAACGGTTTACCTCCTTTTAAGAAATTCGATTAGTTAAATGGTATAAACCCCTGACAAGGATCTTTTGTTAAATTACCCAGGAGCCGTCATTTCGGCGGCTCCACCCATAATGAAAGAAAGGAGGACTTAGGGATGCACAAGGTTGTTATCAAAGGAAATTATTACGGCAGAACCAGAACCTTACCAGATCTTAACGATTACTTACATGAGTGTGCAAGGCATCCTCAGATGGGTGCAAAAATGAAAAGAGATTACCAGATGATCGTGTGTAACGCTATCAGAACGCAGTTACCGAGACTTACGATTACAAACCCTATCATCATTCATTACAACTTCTATGAACCGGATAAGCAGCGTGACAAGGGCAATATTTTTTCTTTTGCCGATAAAGTTTTTCAGGATGCTTTGCAGAAATGTGGAGTGATTAAAAACGATGGTTGGAAAGAAATCGACAACTTTACGCATGACTTCTATGTGGATAAGAAAAACCCAAGGATTGAGATATTCCTTGAAGAGATAGAGAAAGGACCGTTCGATGGCTGAGAAAAAGTATTTTTGGCTCAAAATGCCCCGGAACTTCTTTGAAAAACACTATATCAAGATACTTAGAGCAAAGGATAATGGCGATCTTTTGGTTATGTTCTATATATGGATGATTACAGAGTCAATCGACCATGAGGGCAAACTGCGATTTTCCGAAGATATTCCATATGACGCAGAAATGTTGGCGGAAGCGTCCGGTTTTGCGTTACAGATTGTTACACAAGCGTTACAACAATTTTCAAAATTACAGCTTGTGGTTACGGAAAGTGACGGCACGCTATTTTTACCAAAATCTCTGAAAATGATTGGGTCTGAATCGGCATCCGCACAGAGGGTTAGGGAGTATCGGGAGAGAGAAAAAAACAAGACAAAACCCACTGAGACACCAGAAAACACTGAATGTAACGAACGTGTAACAGAGAGTAACGTTGATGTTCAAAAAGGTAACATAGAGAAAGAGTTAGAAAAAGAGTTAGAGAAAGAAAATAAAAAAGGGGGAAAGAGGGAAACTACCCAATCAATTTTTGAAAGGCTTCTCCCTGAGTACACCATCTCTGATGTAATGGCAGATAAACTTCGCGAATGGTTCAAGTATAAGACGGAACGGAAAGACGGATATAAGGAACAGGGCATGAAGTCGTTGTTAAAACAGGTTGCCAATAAGGTCTCTGTCTATGGAGATACTGCCGTATGCAATCTTATTGATGAATGTATGTCGAATGGATGGAAAGGCATTATTTGGGATAAATTGCAATCATCTTCTGCATACAGAAATAGCGGAGATCGCATTGGAAACAGAGTAAAGGATGTGGATGGCTGGTAATGGAAAGAGAAGAATTTAAGATTTTGGTAAAAGCTATGAAAGCGGTCTACGCACAGCCGACATTCATACCAGATAAAGACGCTTTCGATGTGTGGTATGGATTATTACAAGATCTTCCGTATGAGCAGGCGAACTTGGCAATACAAAAGTACATGACGAGTGAACGTTTTCCTCCAACCATCGCAGATATTCGCACTAAAGCAACGGAGATTATTGCTCCGGCGGAAGAAAGCATGAGCGAACTGCAGGCATGGGCGTTGGTACAGAGAGCGTTAAGGAACTCCGGTTATAACTCAGAAGAGGAATTTGCAAAACTGCCGGAGGCGTGCCAAAGAGCTGTTGGAACGGCGGCAAACCTCAAAGAGTGGGCGTTGATGGATTCAGACCAAGTGGCAACCATTGAACAGTCGCACTTTATCAGGAACTATCGGACTTCGGTGCAGCGGATGAAAGAAGAGGCACGTCTGCCGGAGAATGTAAGGATGCTCATAGCCGATATGGGGAAGAAACACGCAGCACTTATGGAAAAAGCAGTAGACCCACAGATAGAAATGCAAAAAATTGAAGTGCCGGAGGAAAAGACCGAACCACCATCCGGTATATCAAACGAAACCAGAAAGAGACTGGATGAAATGTATGAGAAGTTCGGTGTTAAAAAGTAACGGAGGAAAGGGCAGCGCGCATAAATCCTGGGAACCTCTGAAATGGATTGAGAAAATTATCATACAAAGAGATGAGGGAAAGAGGATTGTGTCCGAAGTGTGGTAAAGAAAACCCAACGCCGGAAAGATCCATGTGTCCTGACTGTGCGGCAAGAAATTCTGAATTACGCAAGCAGAACCGAAAATACCATGAAAGGATTGGGATATGCACTCATTGTGGGAAAAATCCAGCAGAACCTAACAAAAAGCTATGTTATGAGTGCTTGGGTCAATTTCAAGATAGTTATTCGGAAAAAGGGAAAACCGATGAACAGAAAGAGAAAGATCGGCTGAGGAAAAGGCAGTTAAAACAGACACGCATCGAAAACGGACTATGCCCCAGATGCGGAAAACATCAATCACAGAATGGTGGTTTATGCCAGAGATGCAGGGCGTATCTGAAAAATTACAGAGACAAAAACCGATGCGATTTGTCACGTTCAGAGAGACCGGACTACGGCATTTGCTATATATGTGGCAAAAATCCAACAATGAAAGGGAAAAAGGTGTGCGATAAGTGTTATGAAACACGGCTGAGTACCTTACCGGCAATGTGGGAAAATGCGAATAATGACTACTTCCGGCAGCTTAATTATGCGAGATTTTGCATGATAAAAAATCAAAGAAAGGAGAAAACGAGTGGATCAGATTTCAATGTTTGATTTAATGTACCCAACATTTAAGACTGACAACCCAGTGCGATTGATAGAATTGTTTGCCGGGGTTGGTTCTCAGGCGATGGCACTTCGTAATCTTGGCGTACCGTTTGAACATTACCTTATGTCTGAATGGGAAATGCACGCCACGGCATCATACAAAGCTATTCACATGGCGGACGATGATACGGATTACAGTGCAGAAATGAGTTCTGAGGATGTTATACAGGCACTTACTCAGTTGGGAATATCCGTGGATGGAAAGAAACCTCTCACGGAAGAGCAGATAAGGAGTCATTCATACAGTGACGCATGGCGCAGAGAATGTTACAACAACATAAAAGCCACGCACAACCTTGTCAACATTTGCTCAATGAGGGGGGGTGATCTGGCAATAACGAATACTGACAGATACACCTACCTTATGACGTATTCGTTTCCATAAGACCTTGCCAGGACTTATCACTCGCCGGAAAGATGCGAGGAATGAAAAAAGGATCAGGAACACGTTCCGGGTTACTGTGGGAAGTTGAAAGACTTCTGAATGAGACAGAAAATCTTCCCCAGATACTTCTCATGGAGAATGTGCCACAGGTTATCAGTGCGGACAACATAGATGATTTTCATAGCTGGTGCAGCTTCCTTGAAAGCAAGGGATATAAGTGTTATACGCAGATCCTCAATGCAAAGGACTACGGCGTGGCGCAGAACAGAGAGCGATGCTTCATGGTATCTATTCTGGGCGATTATAATTACAAATTTCCGCAGCCGGTTCCACTGGATAAGACAATGAAAGATTATTTGGAGGACGAGGTAGACGAAAAGTATTATATCAACTCCGAAAAGGCGCAGAAACTCATCAAGGACTTGCGAGAGAGCGGTCAGTTAGACGGCATCTCAAAAACCGTTAGGGGGGCAGAGGCTCAGTAGACCGGCATCATTGGGATGCGGTGTTACAGAAGTAGATAGCTCAGACGAACCATGAGCCGGCCGTTGATTGTGGCTCATACGGGAACAGGCGGAGAAAGAGGACGCATAATGTCCCCGGATGGCATATCAGTGGCATTGTCGGCAACGGATTATAAAGATCCACCGAAAGTTTTAGTGGAGGAAAAAGTAAATGGCAGACAGAATAATCGTAGTCGGCTCACTGAACCCGGAAAAAGAAGTCCAGGACAGGGTCCGAGTTTTATCGGGGGGGGGTATTTGCCAAGCAATAAGGGCAACAGACTACAAAGATCCTCCGAAAGTGCTTGTGGAATCTACGACCCATACAATAAAGCATTGTACAAAATGATATGTCCTACCCTATTGGCGAGCGACTACAAACATTTGAAATATGTAATTGAGGAACTATGAAATGGCAAATAAGGTACGCTGCATACAACTGGGGAATATCGCCGTAGGAAAGAGTTGGGATAATCCTCAGAGCGGAAGAATTTATTCCGTAGACGGAATTGCCCCGACCTTAAACACTTGTGGGGGGGGCAATTTAGAACCAAAGATATTAGAAATCAAGGAAAGGAAAGAAGATATTGCAGACCGGGATTAAGAGGTTAGGCAATATTCTCCCCACTTCCACGAGAGAGAACCCAAACCAAGGGCGAGTGTATGATACCGGAGGCATAGCTCCGGCGATTACGAGTGGGGGGGGGTACTGTACCTTGCATAATAACAGAGATGGAGGCGGAAACGTGGTTGAAAGAATCATTGTTGCAAGCAGAGGGCGAAACCCAAACAATCCATCGGACAGAACCACAGGCGCACCTACGGAGCAGCGGTTAGAACCGAACTCAGAGGGGTTGTGCAACACACTTACTTCCGTCCAAAAAGACAATTATGTTTTGGAAATAAGGACGGTGGATGATGGATAGAGAGTATGTAGGCATCCGGCAGGCAACACAGAAAGGCTATATCGAATGTGAGATTGGAGGAGTTGCGGATTTCTCATACCCAACAAGTAAATTACGGCGCGGAAGAGTGCAAGGCGGCGGCCATGTATGCCCTACACTTACATCCCAAAGCATGGGGATTTGTCGTATTGAAAGAATTGTTCGGGGGGGGGCAGGACGGTATGCAGCATAGCGACAATCTTACGGAAAGGAGTACAGAAATGGCAAAGGTAGGGCAGATTTCCAACGAGGGAAGTCAATGCGGATCTGTTTATTCTGATAATGGCAATTCTCTAACGCTGACCGCCGGAACGCATGGAGATGCGAACTCAAAGGTTTACACAGAGTACCGCATAAGAAAGCTCACTCCAAAAGAGTGCTGGCGGCTGATGGATTTCTCAGATGCAGATTTCCATAAGGCGGAGAAAGTAAATAGTAACACACAGCTTTATAAGCAGGCCGGAAACAGTATCGTGGTAAATGTTCTGGTTGCAATCTTAGGGCAGTTATTCATCGGAAAAGAGGATGTATATAGAGACTGCAAGGTAAAGAAATAGGAGGCAATATGCAGAAATTAAAACAGATGGTAGTAATGAGAGAAAGCCACGAAAGAGACGAGGGAACAATGGGATTTCACGATTATGTGACAGTGAAAGAGGACTTCAATAAATTCGTGGATAGAGTAACAGAGGCTTGCGAAACAGTTAATGGCAAATTCTTGGGAGTTTCTTATCCTAACGAAGATACCGCCGTTATTCTGTATAGATGGTCTGACGGATTGCATTAAATTTTTTTGTAGAAAATGTTTAGTCAGACAAACAAAAATGTGAAAGAAAGGAGAAAAATCGGTATGTTAGGAAAAACCGCAAAGGAAAAACAGACAGACGATAAAGAGACTGAGTATGCTTCCTACGAGATTTGCCGGAAGAGCAAAGTCGGAGAGTACATTCAGGCAGGGCAGGAGTTTTTTGTGGCTGATATGAAAAAGAAAAAGATTTACAGCTCCAACGATCTGCGCCTGAGAGAGTTATCGGAAAAGGTAGACTCTGAGGACACATTCGTATTCAAAGAAGCAACTTATATGTAACACCAGAAAGGAGAAACAGAGAAGTGGGTAACAAACACGTTATATCCGACCTCTACCAGATGCAGTCCTTGTCGCTTAATGCAAAAGTCAGAATGACACAGCGGAGAATTAGGGAATGGGTAGATGAGTACGGCGAGGATGGTGTGTATATCTCTTTCTCAGGAGGAAAAGACAGTACGGTTCTTCTCAATATTGCAAGAAAATTGTACCCGAACATTAGAGCTGTATTTGTTGACACAGGGCTTGAATACCCGGAAATAAGAGCGTTCGTAAAGGGTTTCGACAATGTGGATTGGATACGTCCAAAGCTGACGTTTCGGGAAGTGATAGGAAAATATGGGTATCCATTTATCAGCAAGGAGGTTTCTGAAACTGTCTACTATGCAAGAAAATACATGAAATCACTTGACGCTATGAAAGAAGAAAATACAATCCCGGAGAGAGAGAGAGAGC